ATATTTTTCACCTTCTTTTACATTAGTTAAAAACTCAGTTTCATACCAAGTGTTAGAATTTTTTACTGTCGTTTGGTCTCTTTCTCTTTTTAATCTTTCTTTTCTTTCAGAAGCAGTTTCTTTTACAGGAGCATCTTCAAATGTCAAATCTTCAAATTGTTTTGGGTCAACACCAGGTATTGAAGCCAGCGCTAAATCAATAAGGTCTTTAGGTATTTGTTTACCTGATTGATTTATTAATCGTAAAGTACTTAGATATTGTTCGTATACTCTTTGAGGGTCTAATGATTCAGGTTCTTTTGCCGCTGGTTCTCTTCTATCTATGTTAAGAGCATTCATTAATTTTTGTTTTACATGGTCAAAAGCTGCTTGTTTTTGACTCTCTGTAATCTCGAATTGATTTGTGTCTTGATTAAAAAACAATTTGTTTTCTTCATCAGTTTTATCTGTAACTATTTTATAGTTCATACTATCAGCTAGCACACTTTCAAGTTCAAAGCCCTCATCTATCAGTGCAGATATCTCAGTGTCAAGGCCTTTCATTAATTCTTCGTTATTAACTATTTCATCATACAGTTGACCTTGATATTGTAAACTTCTCCCTTCGCTGTCTTTTAAAAACTTAGTGCCTAAATTTTGTGCTACAGCTCCTATCGCTCCGTTTATGTCATACTTATCTCTAGTAAATCTTGAAAAGTAACCAAGCTGTGAGACATCCAGAGTTTTTCCTGTAGGCTTTCCATCTTCACCCAGCTCTGATATTATTACCTCACCAGTTTTTTGGTCTACGTCAACAGAAACTTTACCAAAGTCTGTAAAGTCTTGCGTAAGCTCGTGCATAAAAACTTCTATCTGTGAAGCTGAGCCGTCCTGTGCTCGTTGAGCATAACCATCAAAGTTTTTATTAAAAGATTCTACAGCATCAAACAATAACTCAGTCCCTGACCTTGCGTTATTTTCCCAAGCGTTATACTCTTGTAAATTTTTATTCTTCCCTTTATATTGATTTAAATTACTTAAAGAGTATTCGCTAAGTTGGTTTGCGAATCCAGACATTATATTATTAAGGGCAGTGTTCTGACCTACTGGTCTATCTAAAAGAGTTTTCTGAAAGTCTGCTCTGTTATCTAGTATTTCTTTCTTTGTAGCTAACCTCTCATCTTCTTGAGATTTAAGTTGGTCTGTAAATTTTTTACTTACCGCAGCCCAGTCTACTGCTAAAGGCTCACTGTCTCTTACGTATCCGTATCCTGTTGGCATAATTTATATTTTAAATTGGCATCCCTCCACCTGTTCCTTCTTCTTCTTCTACTTCTTCTACTTCTTCTTCTTCTCCATCAAAAGGGTCTTTTTTTCCAAGCCCTGCAGCTAACTGACTTAATAAATCAATACCTCCACTACGTGAAGCTGCCTCTTGCCTACGCTGGTCTGCTAACATACCTTGAAGTCCGGCTATTTGTCCTAGTTCTAACTCAGCTGCCGCTGCATCTGATTGCTGACCACCTATAGCTTGTCTCAATCGTAAGTTAGCTAACTGCTCGTCATACGTAGCTCCAGCTTTTTGTTGTGCCTCTTGTAATGCCATAAGTGCTCTACCTCCAGAAGCTAATCCACGTTGGTCTCCCTCAGAGACTCTCTGTAAATAATCTCCGGCTGTCTGTCTAGTTGTATCAAGAGCCATTTCTAAACCTGTTGTTGGTAAAGATAAACCTGCAAATCTATCGGTGTCTAATCTACCTTTTGCGCTTGCAAACAAATCATCTATTTGACCTTGAAACTCACTTTGTAACCCTTGTGCTTTTCTTGCCTGTCCAAAACTAAATGCTGCTGGTGCACCTTTACTTAATAATTGACCTGCTACCTCTCCTGCTTTTCCTTTCAACAATGAACCTCCTACGTTTTTAGCTAAACCAAAAAGTGCTTTAGGGGCTGTGCTTAATAATTGACCTGCTATTGTTTTTCCTGCTGCACCTGCTGCTGTTGCTACTTTAGGTAAAAGAGCTGGAATAGCAGTTTTTCCTATAAATGTTGCTGCTGATGCTAATGCTGTTCCTATTGGCATATTATAATTTTTTTATCATTTCATTACAGTTTACATCTCCTTGAACATAACCCCAATCTTTATATGTTTTCATAAGGTTGTCATTCTTAAGGATGGCGTAAACAAATTTACTTCCTTTTTCTTGACAGATACTTGTTAAAACCCCTATCAAGTATTCTACTGCTTCGTGTCTTAACTTTTTATCTACCTTTTTGTCTGAGATAATCCATTCTACCCACGATACTTTTGAGTTGGTAAAATACACAAAACCAGCGCAAACTGGCTGATTATCATGCAAAACCATTACTCCTCCTTGTCCATCTTCTGGTAAAAATTCTTTTGGCGGAGGAGTCCAACCCCATTCGTTCCACCAATTTACCAAAACTTCTTCATAATCAGAAGGATTTAATTCTATTATATTAAATTCCATTCTATGCAAAGATACTAATTTTTACGGATAGCTTTTCATTACCTCTGACTCTATAGCAAAGAGTTCCACTGAGTTTGTATTAAAGTTGGTTAGAGTAAAATCAAGTGAATGACCAATCATACCTCCTGTTTCTGCCTCAACATTTTTAATATATAATATATAAGGGTCTACGACCCCTATTGTTTGATTTCCTTCTATAGATGTATTTACAAACATTCTGTTTATACCACTCCTAATATCCACTTCTATATTTGTAATTTGTCCTGAAAATTTTATAACAGTATATGCTGGTTCAGCAAAATATATATAATCACCTATACTGACTATATCGCCAATAGACACAAGGGGGTTGACAGAAAAATTCAAGGTTAAAATATTACTTTGCAAAGACCATCCAGAAGTTTTTCCTATTCCATTTGCACTTCTTAAAGCATACTCGTCAGCTGCTGCTGGTATTTGATTATTTTTTCTTATGTAACCAAAGTATGCTCCTTCTTTTTTCTCAAACCATCTATAATCAATATATCCTTCATTTTGTAAATCAGTTTGTAAATTAACATCCCAAGCTGCATCAGATTCTAAATTTATAGATTTAAAAATTTTGTTTTCTAAAGGATTTTTGTTAAACACACCTGTAATCTGTGAATTATACTGGATACCATAGTAGTTGTTTCTTAACTCATTTGTATTATGTTTATATAAATTACCTGCTTTGAATGTGTATAAATAATTATTCATACCTATCATGTAATCTGGTATATATGAATAAAAAGATGGCCAGCCTTTTACTGAATCACTATAAGTTAATGTGTATTCAGTAGTAACTGGAGATGGTACAGGGGGAACAGTGCTTGGTGTTGGAGGCGTTGGTGGTGTTGGACCTGGTGGTGTTGGAGAAGGAATAGAACAAGTGTTGCTATTGTATGTCAAATTGTTTAAACCACCCATATATCCGTGATAAAAACATTCATAACTAATAGTTCCATATCCACCCACTACAGTGATTGTAACATCACCTGAATAATAAGTGTAAGGGTTTCCATCTAAACCTGTCTTTGGACCATACGCTGTTGTTCCTGTATAAGTAAAAACGTTAGTTAAGTTAAAGTTTTGAAATGCAATTGGATGGGCTGCTGGTACGTTTTTTAAAACATAAGTTCCTACATTTGAACCATACGTTCCATAAGAACCTCCAAAAACAAATACATTTTGATTATTAACATTTTGTATTGTCACTTGGTTTTCTAAACCTAAACAATAGGCAGGCGCTGGTGTTGGCGCTGGTGTTGGCGGACTAGGAGGCGTTGGTGGTGTTGGAGTTGGCCCAGGCGTAGGAAGAGGAGTAGGGTCTATAGTTCCACAATTAGAAGTACAACTTACTTCAGTGTTATTAAATTCTCCAGAAATAGTGTTTTGTTGAATTGGAATAGATGCTGAAGTATCTATACAAGGGCTTGAAATTTCTCCCGCTTGTAATGTAACCCTAGTTTTAGTACCGTCAGCACAAGTTATTGTCCACTCACACTCTTGTAAAGCGAGAGTACCATTACCATTAACATTTTCAAACCTACCTTGCTCTACAGCTCCAATAGGACACTTTAACTCATAAATTATAAATGCCATAAAACAATATTAATATACAAATTTACGAAAATTTATTGGTGCTAATCGATAAAGCCCCATATCCCCGTTTGGTGATGTTTTGTGAAAGACAAATCTTTTGAATTGTTAAATAAATCTGCTGGTAATATTTCAATTTGCTCTTTATTGTGTTTAATAAAATTAGATAAAGCAATAGGGCCAACTGTTTTTCTAACAATAGTTCCCCTTATAGTTTCTTTATAATCTGGGTAAGCTCTTACAGCTTGTAAATTTTCAATAATATTTTTTCGGGAGTAAGTCAGAAACCGTGTCCAAAATTCTGATGGTGGTGAAATCATTAAACTGTTTTGAACTATTTCATCCCCAGCTGAAGCTCCTACTATGTAAATCTTACTATTATTTAATTGATGTAAAAAAGGAGAATTTAATTCCATATCCATATCAATATAAGCACCACCCATTTTTTCAAGTATTAAACTTCTAACATAATCTAATCTAAATATTTTATGTAATATTTTTAAAGTTTTATAAAACTCTGGGTCATTGCATTTTATAAAATCATCAATCTCTTCATCATCCCAAATCTTAATACAGCAATGGTATTTCCTCCAAGAATCAAGACATGTGTGCCATTTTTGAGACCATTTTGTTTTATCTCTAGGAGCAAGAAAATGTAACATCATTTAAGTTTATAATGTATGTAAAAGTTTCTAAAGAAATTACCAGCAAAAATGTCTTTTCTTGCATGTTTACAAATTGCTGATTCGTATAATATCATATCACCTGGTTGAGCATATATTTTATACCATTCTCCATCGTGCCCTTGGATATCAAGAGGCCAGTCATCAGCATATTTTTTGTTAGCACAACCACAAGTTAAATCTTTATCTACTATTACAATAGAAGATATATGATGTGTTTCTTCTCTGTCTACATGTTCTTCTAACCTTGAACCTTTTTGATAAGACCTTATACCATATATATAACTTGGTTCAATATCTACACCGCAAAACTCTTTATGTACTGGTAAAAATTCTTCATGTAATATATTTTTAACTGTAGGCAAATTATCAAAACTTAGTAAGCTTGTATCTCCTGGAACATAATGTTCTTTACCATCAAAATTTTCCGTTTCCTCTTTTACTTTTAAAAGCTCATAACATTCACTAATTAAATTCCATAATTTAGGTGGACATTTTTGTAGAGCAAAACCATTTGGAGTTAGTTTTGGAATTTTTAACTTATTTGTTGTTGAAATGTCTTCTCCAACTTTTATTATTTTGCTTTCAGTCTTTGGTAGTTCTTGTATAACAGGTTTTACTTCTTGTTCTTCAACCTTTTTTTCTTTATGCAGCTCCGCATATTTCATAGCATCACCACCGCCATCCCACACGTTTTCTCTCCACCATGAAGTAATTATATATTTTTTACCTTTAGTTAAAGTTGTGCCTTCATGTAAATAATCACTTGTAGTTTTACCATCTTTCATGTAGTTCCACCATATAGCTTTACCCTTCACTGGTTTTACAGATTGTTTTAAATTAGGAAAGTTAGTATCACCGCCTTCAAAATCATCATTTAAATAGACCATTAAAGTATGTGTTCTGTTACCTGAAGCTAAACAGTGCATATCGTATGCAGGTCCGTGAAAATAATCATTATGTGGTTTAAAGTATTGCCCTTCTTCGTAAAGTTGACCTTGTATAGATTCACCCTTTTCTATAGGAATATTTAATTCTTCACTAATTCTTTTATGTATTTTTTGAATTGTTTCATTATTAACATCTAAATTACTTGTGCTTGATGTTCTATGGTCTGTTATATCTGACCTATCAGTACCACCTACAACTACCGAGGAGCGCTGGTGGTTAGATTCTATCATAGATATAATTTCATCACACTCTTCGTTGGTTAAAAAATTTAATATTTCTTGCATTAGATTAGATTTTATTTATGTAAATATAAAGAGATTATTGTTGTTCACAAATTAAACAAGGTCCAAATTGACCATTCGACCACTGTCTAGAATACGACCCATTACTCACATAAGTGTCAGCAACTGAAGTGTTACAATTTGCATCAGTTCTAAAAAAGTTAGATGCTTGACAGAAAGATGAATTGTTGAAGTACATTGTTTCAAATCTAAATGGATTACAAGCCAACAAAGCAGAGCTTCCTGTAGAGATACTGTTTATAGCAAAACAAGTTGGTGTTGGTGGTGATGGGGCTGGCGTAGGTGGCGTAGGTGTAGTTCCTTCACATAGAGAACATGAAGCGAAACTATCATAATTTGTATAATCAGCACCAGTAGCTCCTCCAAGAGTTGAATATTCATAACAAATACCTGATATCTTTAATACGGTTGGGAAAGTTGTTCCCGTAGGTCCACTTACATAAGCAACAGCATCATTACCATCACAAATTAAATATTGCGCATAAACTATTGCCGGCGTTGGCGGCGTTGGCGGAGTCGGAGGTGAAGGGGGTGGTGTGAACCCTGAACAATTAAATCTGACTTCTTGTACTTGTGCTTCTGAGTTATAAGTTGGAGCGTTGTCGTCTATAATTTCCCAATATTTATTAGTATTAAATTCAGGATTTGTTCCTCCAGTACCTATTATAGTAATAGCCTGACCTAATTGAAGGCTTGTAGCGTTAGTTATTCTAACAAAATATCTTGGAGATGTAGTGTAACATTCTTGTATTTCAATATTCTGATATGTCACAGGTGTGGGCGCAGGTGGTGTTGGTGGTGTAATAGGAGGACAACCAGATTCCTGT